ATGGGCGGCCGCCGAGCGTTCGGCTCGATCCGCAAAAACCGCGCTGGCAGGTACGAGGCCCGCTACACCGGACCCGACGGCGGCAAATACACCGCCGGACACTCGTTCGTCCGCAAGGGCGACGCCAGCGCCTTCCTCGCCCGCACCGAGGCCGAGATCAGCGAGGGCACCTGGACCAGCCCCAAGGAAGCCCGCGAGCGCGATCGCGCGCAGGAGGTCGCTGCCGAGCGCGCGTCTGTCACTTTCGCTGACTGGTCGGATCGGTGGCTCGCGTCGCTCGAGCGACTAGGCCGTACCCCTAAGACGATCCAGACTCACACCTATCGGATGAGGCAGCTCGTCCCAGTCTTTGGCGTGAAGCCGCTCGGGGTAATCAGCGCTGAGGACGTCGACACGTGGTATCAGCGTGTCTGGGACATCAAAGGCCCTGGCGTTGTGCGACCAATCTATATGACCCTGTCCGCGTGCATGAACGCCGCAGTGAAGGCCGGCCTCATCGTGACGAGCCCGTGCAAAGTCCCCGAGGGTCAGAAGCATCGTCCCGTCCGCGAGCGCGAGCGGCAGGTCGCGACTCCCGAGGAGGTCCGCGCTGCCGCAGACTCCATGCCCGCACGGCTGCGCATCGCCGTGCTGCTCGCGGCCTGGTGTCAGACTAGGCTCGGAGAGCTGACCGGCCTACAGCGACGGGACTTTGATCTCGACTCCACGCCCGCGACGCTCCGTATCGAGCGACAGGTGCAGTACCTGACGGGCGAGGGGCCTGTCGAGCTGCCGCCGAAGAGCGCCGCCGGCGTTCGTGAGATTGTCATCCCCGCATCGCTGGTCCCCGCGCTCCGCGCACACCTTGAGTCATACGTTGAGCCTGCAGGCACGGCCTGGCTCCTATGCTCCGAGCGGTCCCCGCGCCTACCTCTGCACCCTAATAGCCTGCGCGGGGCCTGGGAGCGCGCCCGCGAGGAAGCGGGCATCCCCTGGTTTAAGTTTCATGACCTCCGGCACACTGGTCTCACGATCTTTGCGCAGCAAGGCGCGACGCTCGCTGAGCTGCTTCACCGGGGCGGGCATAGCGATGTCGACGTAGCTCTGCGATACCAGCACGCCACCCGCGAGCGCGATGCAGCGCTGACAGCGAGGATGGACGCGGCCGTGCTAGTCTGACCCCGCGCAGACAGCAGGAGAGATCGATTGATTCTGGTAACGCAAGGAAGGCCCCACCACCCGTTTCCGGGTGGTGGGGCCTTCCTTTAGCAGCGTTTTCCTATGGATGAACGAGGGATGGGTACGAGGCCATCAACCCTGCCGCGCCCTTCGCGAGCGCTTGCCGCGCCTGCGCCGCATTGGTGATGATGTGCGCGATCGTCGGGCGCCCAGACGCGAGCAGAGCGTTCCAGACGTCCGCGGCGGCGTTCCATTCCATCCCGAGGACGTCCCACTGGGTGAGGTCTGCAGCCGCGACCTCGTTCGGGTAGAGCATGGCCATGGTCCTGTATCCGCGTGCCTTCGCGCGGGCCGCGCTCGTCCCCCGCGCGAAGACCTTCCACAAGACGCGGCGCTCCGGGTGCCCACCGAACGCCGTGTCCAAGTACTCGAGCAGGCTCTCCTCTGCCTCCAGGTCGCCTCGGTTGTGCTGGTCCTCCGACGACGTCGTCTTGTGATCGATCGCAATGACGACGTCGTCGGAGATCTGATCGACGATGTCCGAGAGCCGCATAAAGCCGCCCGCCGCCTGACGCAGGGTACGCAGCGTCGACCATGGCGTGCTCCAAATCTGGTAGTCCGTTCCCGGCACGGTGCGCGTCGTCTTCCAGTCGTGGATCGCGACGAACTCCCCCGACGCGCAGCGGCGCACAGAGACCTCGATGGCCTTGAACCCGGCACGCAGCGAGGCATCCAGCCCCGCCTGGGTGAACTCCGGGTACTCCGTGCCCCCCATCCGGTGGCTGATGTAGAACGGCCGCGCCGCCAGGAAGCGTGCGACGATGTCTTCCCCCGCCGGAGTCACTGGCGTCGTCGGGCGCCGGACCTCGAGCGGGATGTCACCGCCGCCGCGTCGGCGGAGGTGGACTGTCCCGGGGACGTCGCCGCCGTCGCGGCGGCGCTGGTAGATAACCGGATCCTTAGGCACGGGCGATCACCTGGACGCCCGCACCGTTGGACCCCTGCACGTTCGGATAGGTGACGACCAGGTCCTGCGGCGAGGCCCCCAGCCGCTTCGCGACGGTGACCGTCTGGTAGTTCGCGCCCTCCTGGGGCGCGAAGGCTATCTTCTCCCACCCCTGGGAGACCGTGACCTGCTCGCTCGTCTCACCCGCGCTCGTACGCTCGCACGCCACGCCCAGAACGAGCCCCTCACCCGCGAGCGCGGGTGCCGTGCAGGTCGTTGTTTCGACTGGCTCTGCCTGGCGCTTTTTGACCTGGCCGGCCTCGATTGCGGAGGCCCCTCGGATGAGGACGGCGGCCCAGCCGATCTCGGCATTCTGGCTCAGCTGGACATTGACGGTCGGCGCCCAGGGACCGGTGATGACGGAGAATCGCATCGTGCCCACCCAGTAGGGTGCGACGATCTGCTCCCATCCCTGTGGGAGCGCGACGTTCGCCGACGAGGCGGCCGTCGCCTTGGCGTTGACGACGACCAGGAGCTTGTCTCCGGCCTTGCCGTCGGTCGTGACGGGGATGGTCTGGCCTACGACCTGAGCCGCGAGCGCGGTGACGAGCGTGGGGCCGGTAGCGGGAGCGGGGCCTGGCTGTGGTGTCGGCTGCGCGGCGGGGGCCGCGAGGAAATACAGGGTCCCGTCTGGCAGAGCCTGAGCTTCTGCCCCTGTGGAGCAGATCGTGATGCCCACGCCCTTGAGCGCGGCCACCAGCTGCTCCTTGGTGGCCAAGCCCTCCAGGTCGGACGTGTGGGCGACGCCGGCGACGTCAGCCTTGGTAGCGCACCCGCCCAGCTCGGCCTTGGTCGCGAGGCCTGCGAGGTCGGACGTGTGGGCGACGCCGGCGACATCAGCCTTGGTGGCCAGGCCCACCAGGTCGGCGCGGGTCGGCAGACCCGCGACCTGGCTCGCCGTCGCATACCCGGCCAGCTCGGCCTTGGCGGCCAGCCCCTCGAGGTCGGCGCGCTTGGCGTACTCGGCGAGGTCGATCTTGCCGCCCGCAGCGGCCTTGGCGACCTCGTCCTTGGTGGCAAGCGGCGCGAGGTCCGCCCTCGTCGCGAGTGGTGCGATCGCGCGCGCGATCGCCTTGTCTGCGCCCTGCTTCGTGTAGAGCACCGGATTTGCCATGATTAGCCTCCGATCGTGATTGTGTCTCCGTCGCCAGAGACGACTCCTGGAACCGTCGCGGTGTCCCCGTCGCCGGAGATCTCCACGCCCGGTGTCGGAGCCGGTGAGGGCGCGGGTGTCTCCGCACCCGAGAACACGCTCTCGAGCGAGTAGAGGGCGCCCGGTTTGAGAGTGACGGTCGCCTCCCGCAGCGTCCGCCCGGGGATCGCCAGACGCAGGCGCACCCTCGTCTCAGTCTTGATGTCGAGCGGCAGGGTGATCCTGCCGCTCATGTCCGCGCCCCGGCTGACAGGCCCCCCTGCCAGGATCGCGGTCGTCTCCCCGCTCGGGAGCGCGAGCGTCGCCGTCAGATACGCCGCGGTCTCCGGCGACCCGTCCAGACGTGTTGCGCTGCCGCTTACCGTTGTTCCCATTTCTCCACCTTCTCCTGCAGCTTGTCGAGGCGCTCATGCAGGCGGGCGTGAGCGTCGTGCGCGTGCTCATCAAGCACCCGCTGCGCGGACTCACGAGCCGTCCGCTCATCGTGGAGCTCCTCGCCCAGGCGATCGACCCGCGCCTGCAAGGCTTTCAGGCTCTGCCCATGAGCCTCCAGCGCTTCCTCCACGCGCTGGCCCTGCTCGGCCAGGCCCCTCACCTGCTCGGCGAGCTCGCCCACCTGATCCGAGACCGCCCACACTGTCTCGATTGTCTTGTCAATATCGTCACGAATGTTGGTGTCGTGGCTGTTGCGGACCTCGGAATCCGCGGACTGCGCGGCCGCGCGTGTCTCTTCGACGCCCGCCAGCACGTGCGCGAATTTCGCCTCCATGTAGGCTTTCGTCTGGCGGACGATAAGGGCGCCAATGGCCCCGAGGGCACTGATAGCCCCGACCGTCAGAACGATCAAGGCTTCAGTGACCCTCGGGTCCCCCAGGAGCGTGATCACGACTCCCAGGCATCCTCACGCTGGGGCGCGCCAGTCAGATCCGAGACCGCCTGACCGCCCGGTGTGACAGCCCCGACCCAATCGAGGAGGTTCACCCCGTTGATCTTCACGGCGGCGAGGACCTGGTACACGGACCACGCCGTGCCCAGGAAAACCGTCAGCTGCGAGGTCAGCAGCTGCCATGTCGCCGGGTAGGACCCAGACACCCATACGGCGGCCGTGACGATGGCGGCGACGATCGCGAGGAGGGCGACGCGGCGCCCGCGCGTCCACCACGGCTTGTCCAGGGCCGCCTGGACGATCGGCCAGATGAGGCCGACGACGACCGTCGTGACGAACGGATCGGACTGCAGTCCGAGGAGGAGGCTGTTCATGGTCAGCCCTCCTTCGCGGCGTTGGCGAACACGCTGCGGACGGCCTGCTCAGCGGCGTCGCGCACCTGCTGGGGGGTCAGGCCCGCCGCTCCGGCCAACGTGAGCGCCGACAAGAGCGGGGGGACGATCGCCGGAGCCAGGCTCTCGGCGAGCTTCGCCGGGTCGATCGCCCCGACGGTTGCTGCGACCTCGGCGACCAGGCGCGCGCGACGAGCCGCAGCGTCGGCGGCGAGGCCCGCGATATCGCCGTCGTCCAGACTGACCTCGTACTCGTTGGTGAGGCCATACGCCTTGACCAGGTCACCCCAGGTCTTGGCGTCGCCGACGACGCACACGTCGGTGGGCGTGACGGAGTAAATTGTCCCGGTCTGTCGGGATCGAACAAAGTGCATATCGTCCTCCTCTTGGACTAGCGGTGTTTCTTCGGTTGTATCCTCGCCGTTGTTGACGAGGCTCATGTACTGGTCCCACGGGAACGCCGGCCCCGGATCCCAGTGGTCCGACCGCTTGTAGACACGCGAGACCTGGTCGTGCCCCACGAATCCCGCGTATCCGGCGGCCAGCTCGTCGTCGGTCAGGTGGCGCAGCGGGATCCCCGCTGCGACCGCGATCTCGCGGGCGTGAGCGGCCGAGAGACGCAGCATCGACTGCGACGCGGCGTCGGCCCACCCGGCGCCGTCCTGCGACGCGAACCCCGCGTGCTCAATCTGATACCCGTCAGCGTTGGCGCCGGGCGCTGCGAATGCTGTCGCTGTCGGCGGCAGGCACACGACGACGCTGTCCTGGTCGACGCATGCATGCGCCGACGCGACCACAGCGCCGGAGGCGAAGTACGAGGCAATGTTCTCCGCAGTCTGCGGGCCTTCGGGGGCCTCCATCGTGTGGATCACGATGAGGCGAATGGTTTTCTCTCGGCCCTCGTAATAGTGGGCTGGGGTGTATGTCCCCATTTCTCTCCTCTCATTTGCTGGTACAGGAAAGCCCCCGAGGCTGGTCCTCGAGGGCTTGTCAGCGGGTCCCCTGGCGGATCACCAGGGGACGTAGGACGCAGAGATCGGGATGATCCACCCGTGCCCGGTGCGGACCGTCGAGTAGTCCTTAATCGCAAGACTCCCGGACGACGTTATCCTCAGCTCCGCGTACGTCGGATCGAAATCCGACCCACCGGCCGTGACCGTCGCGCCAATGAATTGCTCGCGCGACGGGCGGAATTTCTGGGGGACAGTGAGGATGTTCTCGTGATCCCCACCTGCCGTGACGACGGCGCCGGAGAGGTAGACGACGCCACCGCGCATGCAAATGCGAGGCGTGTGTCCACCACCGATCCCCCAGTTGGGAGACATCGGCAGCGTCTCCCACGGGTAGTTTTTACCCGTGACGTCCATCCAGGCTTTGCCGTTCCAGGCGCGGATATTCCCCGTGTCCGTCTGGTAGACGAACGCGGGGTCCGTGTCGGTTATGCGGATGCCCGCGCTCTGCAGGGCAGCGACGTACTGCGCCGCCGCGGTCTCGGAGACCACCGTCCTGATGGACGGGATCGAGAGCGACAGGGCCGTTAGGTCGGCGCGCTGGGCCGGATCGGTAGGCGAGGGCACGCGATGCCCCCGCTGATCGATGTAGCTCATGTGGACTCCTATCTCGGTGTGTAGGTGAGTCGGACGCTCATACTGTCCCCGCCCGCCCGGACGCCCCCGTAGGCCTGCCCCACCAGGGCGAGCCCCACCCCCGGGGCCGTCAGCTGCCCCGCGAGCCGCGTAACGTCGACGTCCACCCTGCCCGCAGACAGCGGGATCGGAGCACTCACCGTCGCCCCCGCGAGCGCGGGGCCTGCCTCGGTGTAGGTGGCTGGCGCGATCTGGGCGGACCAGGGGGCTGCGCTCGGGTGGGGGCGGAGGGTGAGGACCGCAGTGGCGATAGTGATGGGGCCGAGGGCTTCGGCTTGTCGGCCGAAAGTTGCCAGGCCCTGGAGGGTTTGCCCGGCGGGGGTCTGGCCTTGCCAGGCCCCGCCACCCCCGTACCGGGTCCAGGAGGTCCCGTCCCAGGTGCCCACCCACTCGGGTGTGAGCACCGCCTCCCGCGCACTGGGTTTTTCCGGCGCGGGCGCAGCCCACTCGGGGAGCTGCCGCTCGGGCGTCGGCGCAGGCCCGAGGGCGTGGACTGGTCGTCCGGTGTCGGGGTCGAGGAGGACGTGCGCGGTCTCGACGCCCGTCCAGTCGACGGCCGTCGCCGAGACCTGCAGTGGTGGACCGCCGTATAGGCTGACGACGAGTGAGCGGCCTCCCTCGACGAGGCGGACCACGCGCGCGATCGCCGTCGGCGACCTGTCCGACCCGTACCGTGGAGGCAGGTCGTCGGGCGTCGTCGAGATTAGGTCCATCACGTGGGCACTCACTGGATCACCTCCACGTCGGTCTTCTGCGTGCCCCGGTATGTCAGGGGCACTTCGTATGCGGCGACGACACCCCACAAGGTGCGGCCCATCGCCCCATCGACGGGCCGCGTTTCCACCTCCACATGAGCATCCAGGTGGATCCTCGGATCCGGCGCATGCTGCACCGGCACCTTGACTTTCTTACGGACGGCGTCCGCGAGCATGGCCTCCGCCGTGCTTTTCGCCTGCGCGACGCTCGTAATGAGTGGCGAGGAGAAAAAACGAGGGACGACCCCGTAAGGGCCGTCGACGCGCATTGGCCCGGTCAGCTGGTCGGCGACGGCCTGGAACGAGGGCGAGCCCTCGTCCGAGCTCTCCTGCCCGCGCGCGACCACGCGGTTGTAGATCTTGTCGCGGCTCACCGACGCCGCGACACCGACGACCGTGCCCTCAGCCCCGTCCGACAGTCGCAGCTGCGGCCTTGACGTCGGGTCGGGCGTGGGCGGCGACAGGTAGAGGATGCCGTCTCCTCCCTCGCGCACGACGGCGGGCCAGGCGCGCGCGATCTCGTATACCGCGTCGATCCGGGATTCTCCCCATGTCATCGATGGGCACGGCCTGTCTCCCAGCGCTGGGTCGATGATGAGTCCCATGCGCGCTCCGACGAGGCGGCGCATCTCCGAGGCCAATGTTCCAGCCGGGTCGGGCGCCATTGGCTCGGTGAGCCGGTCCTCCTCCAGGCGCTGCAGCAGGCTTTTGCCCGTGACCCGAACGGTCGACGCCCCAGGCTCCACTGACGTGATGAGGAACCGGCCGAGGGGGATTGTCCACCACGCGCCGCTGATCAGGGATCCGATCGTCAGGCTCACGTGGAGCACCTGGCCAAAGCAAGCGAGCGGATGGGTCGGGTCGGTGGGGTCCCAGTCCCGCCAGCCCTCATCATCTGCCGCCCCCACCCTGGGCACCGACAGCGACAGGGATCCCTGGACCTGCTGGCTCGCGTCCCAGGACACTGACCCGTCCTCGACGGGCACTGCACCCAGGTACTCTGACCCGAGCCAGGACTCGACGGTCGCCTCCACCGTGTAGGCAGAGGACAGGAGATCGGTGGGGATCCTGTCGGCCGCGCTCGGTGGGACTGTCATGCGTCCTCCTGCCATATTGTGCGGTCGAACTTCTCCCAGGACCAGCGGCGCGCATCGAGAGCGCTCCAGGTCAGCGCTCGAGCGTCGAAGTCATTCCACGTCGACAACGCCAGCGGAGTGCGCGGCTGCGGGATCCCGACGATCGTCCCCTTGATCGTCCATGTCCGCTCGGCCACGTCAAGGCGCGGCGCGCGCTCCATCGACGCCGAGGTCACGGCCAATACCGTGACCAGGTCCACGTCGCACGTCCCCAGGCGGCACTGGACGCAGTGCGCCGGGTTATGGAACAGCGCGACCGGGGTCGGCGTCGACAGGAGGAGCCTCATCGCCGGCGTATCCCGCAAGTTCGTCCGCGCCGTCACCGAGATCGTCCCCTCGCCCATTGCGGGCGCGTACACCACCAGCGGGGTCGATCTACCCGGGACCTCGTGCTCCGTTAGCCGTGGCTTGAGCTCGCGCTGATCCGTGCCCTGCCACAGCAGATCGACAGGCAGCGTACCCGATGCGGAGGTCATCAGCGACAGGCCGCGATACTCCCGCACCACTGGAGTGGTCTCGACATCGACTCCCGCCGACGTCGTCAACCGGTACCTGATCGAAGTGTTGATCGGGGCCAGCTGATCACCAATTACCCGCTGAGTCCCGTCGCTTTCCCACACCCCGCCGCGCGGGACCCACGTGAACCCGGTGTCGGCGATCCCCTCGACGCGGCATGACGCACCCGTCGGCACAAGCGCTGCGGGGATCACCACCTGGACCCGCGCTGCCTGGCCTCCCTCGACGAGGGCAACGGGCTCAGAGGAGAAATCCAGCTCCCCCTCCACCTCGCGCGACGCCGACAGGCCGCGAGCGCCGGTCCACTCATGCGCGAGCGCACGCCTCGAGTAACCGACGCGGATCTGTGGGGTGTCTCCGTCGAAAAACGTCGCGGCGGCCGCGAGCGCGTCCGGGAGGCTCGCGGCTGTGGTGATCATGACGTCGTCGAGGTACACCCACCCCGGCAGGGATCCCCGGTCTGTGGCGGAGGTCGTGCGAGCCTCGAAGCGCAGGCGCACGCCCGTGGCTCCGGTGGGTGCGGTGAACGCCCAGGTCGGGCGGGTCCCGTCCTCGCTCGACGCCAGGAGCGCGGGCACCTGCTCGACGACTGCGCGGCCGTCTACTGTCCACTCGGGGGTGACTGTGACGGCCAGGCCTGGGCTTGTGCGCACGAGCGCGCTCACCGCGAGGACCTGGCCGCCCGTGACCGGGACCTGGTCGGGTGCGGCGATAGGCCCCTCAGCGGAGGCTGGGATGTCGATCGCGAGGTACTGGGGGGACTGTCGGGCGTGGCCGCCCCACGGGGCGGGGTCCGAGCCGACCCTGATCGAGGCCGGCAGGATCTTCGCCCAGCCGCGCAGCAGATACGCGAAAGAAGGATTCGTGCACAGGTTGACCCGGGCCATTACCTGCTCCTTCCTGCGAGCTGCTTGCGGCGGGCAAGCACGCCCACAGCGACCGTCTCCACGTGGGCGCGGAACGTACTCCCGTCGTCGAGGATGAGGTTCACCTGCGCCCCCTCGAGCGAGACACCTGCGGCCGCTCCGGTGGCCGCGAGCGCGGACACGTCGGCCCACTGGCGGGCCGTGAGGATCGCCTCACGCTGACCGGTCTGGTTGACGGCGGCTGTGACTCCTTCGGGGAGCCAGCCGCCCCGGTCGTACTTGCGTGCGCCGCCGTAGCGGCCGACGGTCGGGGTTCCCCAGATCCCGATTTTGCGGGCGTTCAACCCTGGGTGCGGTTCTTCGACCATCTGGCCGCCACCGGCGTAGACCGCGATGTGGTGCGCCGGGGACCCCCAGAAGAGGAGGTCACCTGGCGCGGCAGATGACCATGGCACGGGAGTCGAGCCTGCCTGGTAGCCTGCGGCCGTGAGGCGAGGCCACCCGAGGCCCAGCTGCTGTGCGGCCCAGTAGACCAGTCCTGAGCAGTCCAGCCCAGGCGGTACCGCTGAGCCGCCCCACACGTATGGGACGCTCATGAGGACGGCCTTCATTGCTGCGCCGACCAGGCCCGCGCCGCCCGAGAGCCCGGACTCGTTGACCTTCGAGGTGAACATGCTTTTCAGGCCGTCGAAGAGCATCGGCGGGATGCCGTAGGCGACCTGCTCCCAGAAGCTGCCGTCCTTCGGGGAGAGCAGCTCGCGCGCGGGGTTGATGACCAGGTTTGCGATTGCTGCGGCGGGGTCGGTGACGATCTCAGCGACCGCCTCCGTTGTTTCCTTGACCCAGTTCAGGGCGCCGGAGAAGCCGCCCTTCACTGCGTTCCAGATGCCGCCGTTAGCGAAAGCGACCTCGCCGCGACGGCGTCCGGTCTCGCCGATGGTCGCGAGGCCGGAGCCGCGCGATGCGTTGACCCTGTCGAGCCAGGGCTTCCCACCTAGAGCTCGCAGCGCGTCGGGGCGGATGATGCCCTCGCCTCCGGAGAGACGCAGTGCCCCGCCGCCGTCCGGACTGTAGAAGTGGTACACGTCCCGGCCTGGCGTGTAGCCCGGGGTCATCGTCGAGAAAACTCCGCCTGTCGCGTACCCGGAAATCGGCTTCACGTCTGGCAGTCGTAGCGATAGTCCGACCTTGCTTGCGATCGTATCGAACGCCCACTTGATACCGTCCCGGTACACCGTTGTAATGACGAAGTTTACCGGCTTGGCGGCAGCTGCCTTGATCCGCTCGAACGCCGACTCCACCGAGGAACGGAACCCCTCAAACGAGTCCTTCATGCCGGTGATCGCGTTCTTCAGCGCTGGGAACACGACGTCCATCAGGACCGCTGCGGCGACCTGGACAGCCGAGGATATGCTCGACCAGACGGGGGCGATGACCGAGTCGTAGAACCACTGGAAGACCGGGCCGAGCGTCGTCGACACGGCAGCCCAGATCGCCGAGAAGATCGGCTGGAGGAACGACCAGGCCGCCTGAACCACAGCCGAGACCCCCGTCCACACCGTCACGACGAGCGTCCACAGTCCCCGGAACGCTGTCCCCAGCGTCCCCGAAATCACCGTGACGATCAGGTCAAACAGCGGATACAGGACGTTGTCCCACACCGCAAGCATGAACGATGAAACGGCCGACCAGACAGGCTGGACTGTATCCGTCCAGAACGCCCACAGGGCGGGCATCAGCGTGTCCGCGAAGAAGGCGGCAAGCTGCTGGATCACCGGATATACGATGCCCCACGCAGCCTGCACAACGGATGCGAACCCGCCCCATAGCGGCTGTATGACGTTCTCCCACAAGGTTTTCAGCACCGGTATGAGGACACGTGAGACCGTGGTCCACAGACCCATTAGGACCGGGCGGATCACTGCCGACCACGCGAGCTGCAGTCCCTCACCCACCCCTCGGATCACCGGCTCGAGAACTGTTGCCCAGAAATTCTGGAGGCCCGGCCACAGCGTGCCCGAAATCCACTCCCACGCCGCCCCGAGCCCCGGCTGAATCTTCTCCGTCCACAGGTTGTATGCAATCTCCCCAACCGCGAGCAGAGCATCACGGACCTCGTACAGGACGGTTACGGCGGTTGAATCCTCGGACAGGCCAAAGAAATTCCCGTCGTAGCTCCCCTCCGTCAATACGCCCCACGCGGACTGCACCGACGGGATGAGTGTGTCCGTCATATAGGCCGTGAACGCCTCGATGGTCGGCGTGACGTTCGCTGTCCAGAAGTCGGCGATTCCCGCGCCCAGGGCGTTGAGCGCGTTCGCCACGTCCTCGTTGGTGTTGTACAGGTAGATCAGTCCAGCGACGAGGGCGCCAATGGCCGTGACCACCAGGCCGATAGGGTTGGCCGCAAGCACTGCGTTCAGGATGCCCCCCGCTTCCGACGCCGCCCTGAACCATCCAGCGACGCTCGTCAAGATCGAGAACCCAGCGTAGGCCGCGATCGCGACTGTCGCCCCTTCTCCCACCGCGACGAGCAGGTCCTTGTGCTCACGGATCCACTCGAACGTTCCAGATAGGCTATCTGACAGCCAGCTCAACAGGTCCGTGATCGTGGGCTTCATGTAGTCCACGAGCTCTTTGATCCCGCCAATGATCGTGGCCTGCAGGTTCCCCGCGGCGTTCTCTATTCTGCTGGTATCACGGGCAGCGTTGACGGCTACCTCATCAAAACCTAGCGAAAGAATCGCCTTGTTGAACTCTTCCGCGCTGATCTTCCCCTTCGCCATAGCGTCACGGAAATTACCCGTGTACGCCCCGGCGTCGAGGAGAGCCTTCTGGATTTTCCCGGACGCGCCAGGGATCGCATTCGCGATCTGAATCCAATCCTGGGTAGCGAGCTTGCCTGCGCCGTTGATCTGCACGAGCGCCAGGCCTACCTGCTTGTACGTCTCCTTCGTGCCGCCTGACACAGCGTTGAGGTTGCCGGCGGCTTCGGCCATGCGATCGAAATCCTCAACGCCGTTTGCCGCGAGCTGAGCAGTAATCCCCTGAATATCGCTCAGGTCATACACCGTTTCGTCGGCGTACTTCTGAGCGGCCGCGCCCAACTCCTCAATCCGGCTCGGATCAATCCCCGCGAACTGCAGTGTATCGGCAAACTTCTGGGTCGCGTCGGAAGCAGCGATTGCCTCCCCCAAAAACCCCCCGATACCGACGGCCGCAGCCAACGCAGCGAGCGGCCCAATCGCCCGCTGAGCCAGGCCCGCCATAGACGAGAACCCACCTCCAGCGCTACGCGCCCCCGCATCCGCCTCATGCGCTGCACGCGCTGCACCCTCCAACGACCTCGCCGCCGAATCCACAGGCCCGCGAGCGCGGCCGGCGTCAGCGCCCATTGAGGATAGGCTTCCGCCTGCGCTGGAGGCGGCTTGCTTCATGAGCGAAGCCCCGGAGCTCATGCCCGAGGTCATGGAGGCGACGCTGTTGCGGATGTCCAGCGTGGCGGCGGTCATCGGCTGGGTGAGGCTCTTAGCTGCCTGCTGTCCGCTGGATCCGATGCCAGCGCGCAGGCCGTTAGAGAAGTCTCGTCCGGCCGATTGCCCGGCGCTGGGCATGCGCGCGCGGGCATCAGCCTCAACGGTCTTGAAGAAGCCCTTCATGGAGGGGACTACGTCGACATACAGTGTCCCAGCCTTGTAGACGCCGGCCATGCCAGGCTCCTTTCCTCGTGCGGTTAGTCGTTGGTCCAGCCCGGGAGGAGAGCAGCGAGTGTCTCGTCTCGGAAATTGTGGAGGCGCTCTGCGCGCGCGTCCTCGAGTGCGAGTTCAACCGCCGAGACTGGACGCGGATAAGGTTCCTTTCCTCCGATCGCGGCGGAGACCAGGTCGAAGATGTCCTGCAAGAGGCGTACGACGGGGGTCTGCTCCCGCATGCGCGCCTCGGTGTCATCGCCCCTGTCGTCGCTGTCGGCGATCTGCCGCGCGGTTTCTTCGAAGCGGTCCGGGTCGTTGAGTATTGCGACGACCGTTCGGCTCGTTGGCGCCAGCCCGTCAATAAGGGCGAGAAGGAATCTCCAGCGGCGGGCGCGGAACAGGGCCGGGACATCCCAGCCCTGCTCCGCGAGATCTGAGATGATCTGCCTCTCGTACCTTGTTAGTCGGTCGTAGAGGCGTCGCCTTCCCCCGGCAGCCCCAGGGCGCTCTGATAATGCACGCTTGCTTTGCGGATGAGGAGGGCCAGCTGACGCATGCTGAGCTTGCTCAGCAGCAGGTCCGCGTCCTTGTCGTCCAGCCATTTCTTGAGGACGGCCGTCGGCGAGGACGCGCCCTCCATCGCTTGGGCGAACTCCTCGGCTTCCTCAGGCGAGATGCCCAGGGGATCTGGGAAGGTAATGACTCTCCCGGCGATCCCGAAGGTGAACGGCGCCGGGGCTGCCTCCTTGTCGAGGCGCTCCAGCGCGGCGAATGTAAACGTTGGCTTGAAATTGTCAGACATTGTGATCTCCTTTTGTTGCGTCTGTTACTTGTCGAAGGTCGGCGGGGCTGGAAGTGTCGGGCGCTCGGTCTTTTCCTCGACCCATCCCTGGGCGCGCAGCGCGACGATATCGGCGGCGGCGTCGGTCTCGCGTACAAGATCGACCTCACGGCCCTCGTCTGTCTTGATTGTCTTTGTGAACTTCACGAGTCTTTCCTCTCGTCGTAAGGATCTCCAGGAGCGAGGACGGGCGAGGCCGGAGGGAGATCAACCCCGGCCCCGCCCGAGCTGCAGAGCAAGTCAGTTCGCCTGTTCAAAGCCGATCGCGTCGCGGTGCTTGATCGCGCCGGACCCGCCGATGTAGTGACGGCAAGACGTTCCCGCTGTCTCGTCCATGAACGCTGCGAATTCCAGATCGAACTGGATAGCGTCAGACGTTGTCCACTTCTCATCGGGAATGGTGTTCAGCTTGACGCGCGGGTAGCAGCGTCCGACGATCCACTCGTCATCTGCCGGTCCATCAGCCATGACAGTGAGCAGCCGGTATTCCGCGAGGGCCGGGATCGCGGCCTCGTCGAACACGATCTCGCCCGTTGTCTTGGATGCTTTGGCCTGCGACAGGTCAATGCCGTAGACGAGGGCTTGCGTCCCCTTGCGGTAGGGTTCCAGGACCGTGAATTTCACGGTCTTGGGGGCCTTGGTGAGGTCCGTTCGGACGGCTTCTGCGTAGCCCAGCGCCTCCACCGTCTCGCTGTTAGCGTCAGCGCTGTGGGTCATGCCGTCGGTTGTGACAAGACCCAGCGGAATGTACTCCGCCGAGATTTCCTTCAAAGACCCACCGGCGTCGGTGATCGCCTCCGGGACAGGCGCCGTCATCGGGGCCAGGAACGCGAACGCATTCAACCCCTTACGAACGTTCGTCGATCGGTTGTGCTTCTTCTTGAGGGCTTCGATAGTCGTCATCTCAGCTTCTCCCTTCTGTTCGAGCTAGTTAGTCGGAGATTTTTCTGTGCGTTGCTGAGATCGTCATGTTGACGACCTCTACCGCCTCGTAGTAAGGGCGGACGCCCAGGATGGAGTCAACGCTCACTTCATCGATCCAGCCCGCACTGCCCACGACAGGTCGCACCGCGAGCGCGGCGCGAAGCTTGTCCGCGAGCGCGGCCGCGCCGACGTCGTTGGGTGAGGTGGGTGTGGTGGCGTAGACGTCGATTAAGAGCGTGTCGGTGCGTTCGTAGTCGAGGTCCTGAGATTGGACCAGGGCGACGTGCGCGAGGGGGAGTGGCCCCTCGGTGAATCCGGGTTGGAGGACCCGCGCTGTTGGCGTGTTGGTGGCTGCTGTTATTGCGTCGCGTATCACCTGTACAACGTCCGTGTAGGGCATTGTTGTCACCTGCTTTTCTGTTTGCGTGCGCCGATCAGGGTGCGCAGCGTGTGTGCGCCGGGGACGGGAGTCCCGTCCCTGGTTCGGTGTCCGAACTCCACGGCGAGGGCGTGTGACGCGTCGTTGTAGACGCGGCCAACATCTCGGACCGAACCTCCTGGCCTGAGCGGCGCTTGCGTCGTTTCGGCCTTGTAGGAGTCTGCGAGCACCCCCGCGGTGCCCCGTGGAGCTGCGGCCGCCGCAGCGGCGCGCAGCTGTTCAGCTTCCCTGCGCAGTGCGGGCGAGAGCGCTCCGCTACGCAGGAACGCTTCGATACCGGCACTGTCGCGGACCAGACGATTGCTCATCCGATCACCTCCGACTGATCGTGACTGCGACGCCGCGTGGCCACGGCGAGGGGGGAGACTCGACCTGCCACCTTCCGGCCAGCGGGTGACCGGAAGGGACGATTATCGTCTCCCCCACATCGACGACGCTCCCGCGCGGCATGTACAAGGTCGCTTGCTCGTCGGCCTGCTCCGAAGCCGGCGACGACAGCAGCCCCGGCACCGTGAACTGGCCGGGTGCGATCAGGCACCCGCCGATGAGGCGCGCCGCGGTTTCCTCGACGAGGTAGCCGTCCCCGTCGCGGCGGACGCGCCTCTCGACCTGGACCGGGGTCCTCCATTCCTCCATCGGCTCCCGGCTCATCCCTGCATCACCCACACATGCCCGGCGCGACGCGGCCTGAACGAGTCCGCGAGCGCCTGGTCGTCGGGGGAGAGGAGAGCTTGGCCTCCGATTGCCCAGCTGGCGTACTGCCTAGTCTGGGTGAATGGGCCTGTCGTGTCTGTGGCCTGCGTGGCTCCGTGCGCTGCGGCGGCGTCGATCGACATGATGCGGCGCGCGCTGTCGGCGAGTTGGAGTCGGACGGTGGCGGGGACTTCGGCGAGGCCGGCGGAGTAGGTGACGACGAGGAAGTCGGACGCTGGCATGTCGACCTGGACGAAGCCGTGCCGAAGCTGCCAGGCGACCGGCGTTCCGTCGTCTGTTGTCACCGAGTGGACTGCGAGGAGCGGTGTCCGAGTAGGGAAGAGGCGACCGCCGCCGGCGACCTTGAGTCGGTGCGTGTACTGCTCGACGGTGAAGGTCTGGCGGGCTCGGTCTCGGAAAGCTGCTGAGAGCTTGTCGAGGACGAACTCCGCGCGGCGCTTCTCCGTCTCATTGAGGTCGCGGCCTAGTGCTGCTTCCAGGTCCGAGACGGACGCGAGCGGTAGGGCGGCGGTCATCTCTCCTCCTACTTCTTGGTCTTGGCCGGAGCGGACTCCGGTTCCTCGACGTCCTCGACATCCTCGACAGGCTCGGTGCCGTCTGCGGCGTCGACAGGCTCGACGATGCCGGCGGCGATCATCGCGGTTGCGATCTGCTCCTCGACCTCGATCTCAAGGCCGTTGGTTCCACGGACGAGCATCAGGCCCCCTTAAATACCTGTACGGCGGTCGGGCGCAGAACCTTGCCGCCGTACACGTGAAGGCCACGGACGCGGTCGGCGAAGGTGTTCTCGGCGCGCATGCTCTCGATCTCGGAGATCTGAGAGACGTAGGCAACCGAGGGCTTGTGCAGGCCGATCGCCATAGGCTTGGTGTTGTCCATCCACGGAGAGACAACGACGTCGAAGCCGAGGAGGCGACCGATGATCGCTTCGCGCAGACCGTCGGTCGTGTTGGCCTTGTCGAAGGCCGTGAGCTTCGAGCCGTCGGAGAGCAGGAAGTTCTCGAACTTCGCGTTCACGAGCAGGGCTCGGCCCGCCTGCGGGACCTTCGCGTCGGTGAGCTTGCCGCGCAGGTCCAACACGACGTTGTAGGCGGACGCCCAGTCGGTCGGGGTAGCAATGCCCGTCGCCGCCGTGCCCTGCGTGGAGAGCAGGCCGGTGAGGAAGGCTTCCGCGTCCTCGACAAGGCCGATGCCGGCAGACTCGGTGTACTTGTCGAAAGACTTGTTCGACTGTGCGCGGTCGATGTCATCGACGAGGAAGTCGAAGGACTTCTCCTGATCGATGACCATGTCGACACCTGTGTTGGCGACCGTGTCGGGCGCGGTCGTACGCGGCTGCTTACCGCCGCCGGAAGCAGCGGGGAGGACACCTGTCTTGTAGTCCTTGATCTTGATATCGACGATGCCGGCGATATGGATTTCCGAGCCGGACTTCAGCTCGCCCTCGTATTCGCGGTTCGTCAGGCCGGTCAGGACTGCCTGGTTGTGGAAGTTCTCCAGGATCGAAGCCGACCAGACTTCGGGGACAAAGTTCGTGTTAGCCATTGCTGTGGCTCCTTTCACGGGCTCGCCGTCAGGCGATACCCATCACGTCGTTGAGTTGGCCCGCTCGACGGGCCTGGTTGATCTGCTCGGCACTCATGGTCTTGAGGTCCTCGCGTGTGAGCTGCTTGCTCGACCTGATTTCGTCACCCCTGTGTCCCGCGTCGGACGACGGAGCACCCTTCGGGATCTGAGCTCCGCGCCACTCCAGCAGACGGTCCGCAGACGCTTCCAGCTCCTCCAACGTCGAGCCGGACAGCAGGTCCACATCCACGCCCTTCGCCGCGGCGACCTGAGCGCGCACTGCCTGGACTTCGAGGGCCTTCACGCGGGCCTCAGCCTGCTCAGCCTTATCGAGCGCCTTCTGCAGCTCCGTCTTGCCCTGCTCCTGAGCCTCGTCATAGAGCCTCGCCTTTTCGGCGTTCTCCTTCATCCGAGCCTCATTCTTGCGGGACATTTCCTTCCACTTCCGCGCCTCAGCCTCCCAATTGGTCTCCTGCGCCTTTTCGGCAGCGCCGTCAGCCACAGGGGCGTCCTGCGCGTCGGAGATCTCTCCTCCTGCGTCTGCGGACGTGGCGACAAAGCGCAGGAAGGGACGTAGGTTCAGGTGGTTCTTCATGGTGATTCCTCCCATTCCGGGTATACGAAAGCCCCCACGCCATTCCGGCTGGGGGCTGGTTGGGTATCAAAAAACCGGCCCAGGCATTGCGCCCATGGTCGGCTAGTTTGAGCATTATGTGAAGAGGACACCTGGGCTGCCCGAAGGTGGCGGCCTGGTGTCCTCGATGTAGGGCGCTGCGGCTGTCCGGTGCAGAGCACATAGGGTGGACTGCCTTCTGACCCCTACGTGCTTTAGTATATCATCATCGACGCAGTGTAGTGACTTTCCCAGAGTGCCCGATAACAATGACCTGCATTACTCGCGAGTGCTTTATCATTCGCCTCTGGATTACTTCCATTGCTTCAGTGTCATCTAGGCCGCTCCGCCTCAGGTCAATTACGAGATTTGATGCTTGTTTCCCTGCACGCCGCATCTGGTTCTCAATTGTGCGAATTGTGGTTCCCTTGGGAGCCTTGAATTCCCAAATCTCCTGAGCCATCTCCACATCAGGGTTCTTCGCTCCCAAGGCGTCCGACTCAATTCGGAATAGAACTTCTGCACCTGTTTCCGCCAAACTCAACGCTGTCCGAATCTCGTGCTCAGCTGGTTGAGTCCTGCTATCGGGGATAAAGACCCTGCCATCTCCGTGAGTTGGGTATTTGAATTCCCCGGGAATCCCCGTTACATCCCCACCCTCATACTGAAGCGTCTTGTGCCACTCGTTGGCGGGGACGCTCATTATGCGTTTCATGCGGCCGGAGTCGTCCGGCGGCTGGGCCGTGGCCTTCTTCGGGGGCTTGGGAGGCTTAGGCGGTGCTGCCCCGCCCGCCTTGGGCGTGGGCTTGGCCTTGGGGGCCGCCCACGACAGCGTCGGCCCATACTCCCCATGTTCGCGGACCGTCAGCAGCTTCCGGTAGTCCGGCGTGCGTCCACCCCGATCCGAGACGCCGAGTCGATCTTCCGTGATCTGGTGGACCCGCTCGAGCAGATCCTCATCGATGACCTGGCTCGCCGCGAGCCCCGGAGGCAGCGGCTGGACACCGCAGTCGCACCCGGGATGAATCGGCATCAGATCGCCCCGGTGATAGCGCTGGGTCGAGGCGACGACGCACAAGGCACAGTTCTCACGCCCCGTGAGAACCCGCCGATAGTACTGCCCCGCCTCCGGATACGCCCGCATCGACTGGCGGGACGCATGCACCTTAGCGATCTGCATGTCCCCGCCGATCAGCTGGGTGAGCCGCAGCCGCCCCTCAGCCGCCGCCTGCGGCAGAGGCTTCCCAGCCGCGAGCGCGGCGTACACGTCCACTGCGGGGCGACGATAGACGACGCGCGGGTCGACGCCGCGAGCGCCGATGATCTCGCCCTGGTCGATCGGCGGGAGGACGACCTTCCAGCCGAGCTCGACCGCGCAGCGGGCGAGGTAGGCGCGGGTCAGATCAGCGATGCGCAGCTGTCCCGCGATCACCCTAGGGGTAATCGCTTCGATCATGTCCTCGATAGCGCTGGCCCTGTAGTGAGGGAGAGAGGCCCAGTAGGCCTGCCCGAAGGCTGTGATCTGCTGTCGGATTGAGTGGACCTGGCCGTCGTAGGCCTCAGTGAGGCGGTTGAGCGAGTCCAGGTCCGGCATCGTTACTTCTCCTCGAGTGTCGCTGACTGTGTCTCAGGGAGCCGGAGCGCGACGGGAACAGCGCCCGTGAAGCGGATTCCATCGAGGCCGACGACCTGTGACGCCGATTCAGGAGCGACGCCGGCGTGGATCGCCGTGCCGAGAGCGTCAAACCTGATCTTCAGGTCTGCCGGGTCCCCCCCGGACTCGGGGTTGTGGCCTCATCTGTCAGCTGCGGCTTGTCTTGGAGCGCGAACGCCAGCGCGAGCTGCTCTTCAGCCCTGCGTTGCTTGTCCTGCGCGATCTGCTCCGGCGAGTACCCGAGGATATTCCGCTGGATTGTCTCCAAGGCCTCGCCAGCGTTTCGTGCCTGGACGGCCGCGGCGTACTTCTCCGTGAGAGACACCGCGTGCGGCGGGACGAACAGCACCTCGACGGTTTCTGCCTCGTCAAGGTCAATTCCCTCTACCGCGAGCGCGCGCACCATGAGGTAGGCCAGTGCCGGCTTGAAGCGCTCGATCCTGTCCTCAGCCTTGGACAGGAGCGCCTTCTGAGGCTGCTCGGCACCCGAGGCGGACTGGTTTGCTGAGTCGGGCAGCATGATCGACAGCGGGGTCGATGTCTCGACCGCGAGCTCGCGCCAGTCGTCCTTCGTGGCGTTGAGGATCTCGGTGATCTGGGTTTGCGAGGACTCCCAGATTTCCACGCCCGGGGGCAGCTCCCAGAGGGCGGCTGGTGAGGGTTCGAAGATCGCCTGGTAGTCGATCGCGTTCCCAGACTCGTCCTCGGACGGCAGGCCCGCCGATCCCTCAGCAGACTTCAGTGCTCGCTGTCGGAACGCCTGCATCGAGATAATGACCAACCTCTGCAACGTCTGCCAGTTGATGCGGTCGATCAGGTCGAGGACGTTCTCGAACTCGCCCTCGCCGAAGCGGTTCTCCAGAACGACGACAGGAGGGGTGCCCTCGAATGCTTGTTCTCCGGCCTCGTCCTGCCGCCAGCCGGACGAGACAGTCGAGATCATGGCCTTCGAGTCACTGTAGGCAGAGCGGGAGAACGAGGTTCGTTTCCCGGGTGTCCACATCACCAGATGATCGATGCCCGCCGCGGAGTCGCGCCAGACCTTCACAGCCGCGAGCGCGCGCCAGGGCCGGACCGGATCCGGCTCCACATACATGTGCTCGGGGAGTTCATAGGTTACGCAGGCGTGGCCGTCCTCGTCTTGGGTGACGAGGAGGTAGCCGCGCCCCAGGGTCGCGGCGTCCCAGATCGCATCGGAGAACGCGACCTTGAGGCGGTTGTCTCGCCAGATCCTGGCTGCTGCCACCGCCGCCGGCGTCTTGTCGCTCGCGCCGACGGTCACGCCGTTCGGGATGAGTCGATCAACGAGCGCGGACACGACTAGCTTGCCGGGGTTGGTGCGCGCGCGTCGCTGGAATTTCAACCATGATTTGGCGAGGTTCTGCCCCATCTCGGGGAGGGGAGAGGACCCGTTGGTGTATGAGCGCAGCAGGTCTATCCGGGGGCGCGCTTTGTCCATGCGTGTTGTGAGGTAGGAGAGCCACTCCTCGGGGGTCTTGGTCATGAGGTGGGGCCTCCCTTCCCTCGTGCGTGTTAGTAGAGCCTGCGTGGGGCGCGGCGTTTGGTCTGCCGTGCGGCGCCCTTACCGACCGCGTCGAGGCCGGCCTTGTAGGCGAACATGGCGCCCCAGGCCGCGTCGATCTTCGAGTAGTCCTGATCATCCGCAGGCTTGACTAGGACGTAGCCTGCCTGCCGCGGGGACTTCCTCGCGTTGAGGAAGTGCGCGGTCATCGTCGGGTCACCGTCGTAGGTGACGAGACCCTGGTGGATCGCGGACAGGAGCTGAGCGAAGTTCTCGCACGTCTGGCTCACGTTGCGCTGCGGGTAGCGGATCGGCTCGGACGCGCTGATCTTGGCTCGCAGGCGGCGCGAGTAGCGCGCCTCCCAGGCCTTGACATCCTGCGCCCATCCAGCCGACGGGTCAGCGTAGAATCCAACGACGTTGAAGCGCTCGAAAGCGGCGCGCACGGTCTGCTCGATCTCCAGTCGCGGCGGTTGCCACCCCTCGCCTGCCGGCCCGTCCGGCTGCGCCCATATCCCGACCTTGAACAGATGCTTCTGGGTGATCGAGTACCCAATGAGGACCGTCGCGTCAGCGATGCCGATCTTGCGGCCCTCGGACCCGTCGAAGCCGAGCGTGATCGGCTCGGTCGAGCTGATCTTCTTCGTGTGGTCCTCGATACCCCTGAGTTCCGGCATGGTGATCCAAGCGTCGGACGCGCTGTTGATTTGGTTGAGGAAGTCCGCGCACATGTCCGCCGGGTCGTTGTCCGGGTGCCAGAAGCTATCGGCGATGCGCTCGAGGTCAACCCAGCCGGGTTCGCACTCTGGGTCATGGATCGCACAGCCGCGCGGGTCACGAGCCGAGTCGCCGTAGGCAATCCGCAGGCCCTCAATGAGGGACTCGCGATCCGTGATGTCCGTGTCGAGCGGCGCCTGCCGGTGGTCGTAGTAGAGGCCGCGAGCGGCTTCCTTCTTGACCTTCCCGGCTTTCATCAGCTCGTAGAACCGCGCTGTTGTCTCTGCGACGGAGCGTTCCCCGATCGTGTAAGCGTTCGGGGTCTCAATCGTCAAGCCTCCGAGCTTGTCCGCGTTCGACCGCAGCGTCTTCGCCAGCTTCGGCCCACCGTTACCCGGCAGCCAGGTTTCCGTCTGGTCCATGACCGCCATGACGGCCTTCGCACCCTTGACGGACGTCGCGGACGACGTTCGCTTCTCGATCCGGCCGCGACGCAGAGCAACGAACGAGTCCATCGGGTCAATACCGTACTCAGTCTCGGCGGGGGACCCCCTCAGCATCTCGAGCAGCGGATCCCAGGTGTTCGCCGTCTGATCGTCTGTCGTCGCGGTGACTTGGACGATGGGGGTGCGGCGCGTCGACCACGGCACGCCGACGGGCTGGCCTTCCGCGTCCCACCCGTCGCACAGGACCGGGCCGAGCGCCTCGGCGCAGCAGATCGCCGCAAGAAACGGAGACTTCCCCCAGCCACGCGGCCGCGACAGGACGGCACGCTGCTTGACCCGGCAACCCGTCTGCGGGTCCAGCTCATATACCGCGACTAGGAAGTCCAGCTGCTCCTGCGTCGGTACGAACGGGACCATCTCGTCCTTGTCCGGCGTCAGCAGGAACGCGGTCATCCAATCCGCGACGTCATAGCCGAGTGTCGGAAACTCGTCCTCTTCGTCGATCGGCGCCCACGGCACTGTTACACCGCCCTCAGCTTCTTCTGCCGTCTGCGTGCTCGCGCGGACACGGGCGCCGCGTCACCGTCGGCTGTGTCGGCGTCGTCTTCCAGGTTGTCGGCGACCGCGAACTGGATCCGGAGCCTGGCGCGGTCCTCCGGCGTCGCGCCGAACTTAGCTACCCGCAGCCGCAGCTCGCCGGCCACCCGGAAATCTCCCTTCCAGTACAGCGCATGCAAATACGCTGTATCGAGGAGGAAAGACCAGTCGGTCTCCGTGTACTCGGCGGACAGTGGGGATTCTCCCCACATCTTCCACCAGCGGCGAGTCACCGTCGGCCACGTGAAGCGCTTCTTCCGAGGCTTCCCGTTCTCGTCGAGGACAACTTGCTCGATGACCGGCAGCGACGGCTGCTCGACCGGTTGCGCCGTGATGATGCGCAGGATTTGGGGTTCCTTATTCCGGCGAGCTCGCGAGCCCTTCGGCTTCGGCGCAGGGCCACGACCAGCCACCCAGATCACCCCCACCTGTCCGCAGAATACCAATGAATTATCCGTTACAATAGGAGACGTGAGGACATGCGAACACTGCTCGGCTCCGCTCAAATACTGGGCGCGCGCCGACGCGCACTTTTGCTCGACCCGATGCCGAGTCGCCCACCACCGCTCCACACAGACCCCAGCCCCGCGAGCGCTGCCCGCCGAACTCATCAACCGCCCCCGATGGGTCAACCACCTCAACAAGCGCCCTGTGTGCTCGCGTACCGGCCGTTGGGCTTCAGTTACCGACCCGAGCACGTGGAGCACTCACGCGGCCGCGAGCGCCACCGGCGCACCCCTCGGCTTCGTCCTCGGGGACGGCATCGGCTGCATCGACCTCGACGGGTGCCTCGATGAGCATGGCATCCCCAACGAAGCCGCGCGCACGCTGCTCGCGTACTACGAAGGCTCCTACGTCGAGGTCTCACCCTCGGGGCGCGGCCTGCACATCTGGGGGACGGCCGCTCCGCAGCGCGGCTTCAAACGCACCTGGCGCGGACAGCAAATCGAGTTCTACTCCCAGGGGCGATACATCACCGTCACGGAGAATGTGTACCAGGACGGCACCCTAGCACCCCTCTAAATTTCCCCATACCCTCACCCCGCCGCCCGACGTTTGCGTTGCTAGTTCAACGCTTGTGAGCAGTTGTAATTTCCCCAGACCCGTACAAACAAAAAACGACAGCTCTTGACGGTGTCTTCGTGGGCGGGGTGGGGGGTCCCTGGTGGGGGTCTAGTCGATGAGGCCGGGATGCTTGCGCTTGCGTGGGGCGTTTCGTGCCCGCTCTGCGGCTAATGCGGCCGCGGCTTCTCGCCGCGTCTTTCGCTTGTGATGCCACGCACACAACCACTGCAAGTTCGTCGATCGGTGATCGTCACCCGCTGTGACGTGGTCGCACTCGGCACCAGCTGCAGGGCAGCGCGTGCCGTCATGCAGGAGTGCTTCGCACCGGCCTCCGGCGCGGGCGCGGACGAAGGCGCGGCGCTCATCCCAGTCTGATGGGAGGCGCGACGCCCTGTCGCTCGATGACCACGCCATCCCCGCTCCCTATGCTCGCATGCCCGCGCCTGGTGTGACTCGGCCCCCGCTCCAGTCGGGGCCGAGAGGAGTGGGGGCCAAGTCATCTGCGTGGATACCGTAATAGGTAATGGCCCGTTGCTTACGCGCGGGGCCACACTAGGAGAATACGCCGTGACAGCCCCGCGCGCAAGCGACGCGACCCGGCCTACAAGTGGCGCGTGGCCTGCGCGGCGAGCGTCTCGATGTCCCCTACCCGGTACAGGCGGACACCGCCCCGCCTTGCTCGCGGAGCGAGGCGACACCGCTGCGTCCACTTGCGTACTGTCGCGTCCTGGATCGCGGACCCTGTAAGGATCTCGGCGACGCGAGTGGCGCGCGTGCGCGGCAGGAGAGCCTCCCGCGCCTGCACCAGCAGACGATCCCACGCCTCGCCGATCGACTCCACCGCGCCGCACTCACCACACGCCGTGGTCTCCTCCTCCGGGTCACGGACCAGGAGATCCGCGCCGCACTGGCTGCACGAGCCGACGTAGACCAAGCGGCGACGGCCCGGCGACGCGAGCCGCTCCAACCGCGCGACCGAATGCAGGACCTCGTCCGCGCACTGGGCGCCATCCTTCCACCTCCGCAGCCTGTCCTCGTACAGGTCGAACACCCGCGCCACCATCCACCAGTCCCCGGGCCTCACCCAGTACGAGGGACCCATCACGTGGGAGATGAGCAGCGTCGCCCACGTCAGGATCGAGTCCGTCATCTCATCAACCTCGATCATGAGGCCAAGATTCACCGGCGGCCGCGAGCGCTGCACCCCGCCACCGCCTGCCTGCTCTCCTGTGCGCACACCATGCGACGCCGCGTAAGCGAGGTCGCCCATGAGCGCGGGAAGCGACGAGGCTGCGACGCGAACACGCGCCGCCCCACCCCGAGACAAGTACTCCCCGGCGAGGAGAGGCTCACCCGTCACCGGGCATACACGAACATCCGTCGAGTCACTCATCATCTGTGGGCTCCTCAACGCTCTCCCGATACATGTCCCGCACCGCTTCTATCAGACCACGACGGGCAAGCATTGACCCCCCGCCGTCATCCATCCAAGAAGTCACGTCAGGCCGATCGGGGTCGATCGTCTCCACCATGATCTCCCATGCCCCCAACAGCCGTCCCCGACCATGCCTTTCAGCAACCAGAGCAGCTATCGCATCCTCCAGCTGCTCCAGCGCTTCTCGTTTCTCCGCGCTCATCTTTTTCTCCTGCGCTTGCGCTTCCTTGACCTGCCCGCAGAGACGGCGGTTGCCTGCCCATCCCGTCCCTGCCCTAACCCGTCCCGATCCGTCCCGGCCTGACTCTGCCCTTCCTGGTCCCTACCCGGTACCCGGACACCCGACCCATACCCGTACCCGGGGATACACGAGTCCAGAGGCCCAGGTGAATCGAGTCCGACGCGAGTCGACGTGAATCCGCGCCCCTGCTTGTAGCCGGGTTTTGGGGTGGTGGTCGTGCGGGCAGCGCCGGGGTCACCGAGGCTGGACTCGACGGCGAGCTGATCAGGCTCGCTGGAATCCGCGCTCATCGGGCTACCCACGGACGCGCCGCCAGGCGCGCTCACAGTCACGGAGGCATCCGCACAGCCCGAGGTCACACCCGACGTGGGTGCGCCCGAGGCCGGGTCGCCTTCCGCCGCGTGCGCGCACGCACGCTCACCATTCCCTCCACCGGCTGCCGCACTGGGCACGGCCTCCGCACCACGCAGCACGCCCGCTCGAGTAAGCATGCTGCGCGTGAACGTCCCGTAACGAGGCCGCTCCGGGACAGGCAGCAACTCGTGGGTCTGATCCCACGAGCCGGTAGGATCGTCCGCTCGGGACGAATTACACCGCGTACACGCCACGACCAGCGTGTCCACAGTGCCAGCCTCCCCGGGCTTCAAGTGGTCCAACGTGCCCTTGCGGGCCGACGTCTTTCCAGGCCAATACACCTCGACCCCACACCAACGGCACTGATCGCCGTCGCGGGCGATCACCGCCTGACGCAAAGCCTGATCGCTGTTATCGCGCTGACGTTGACGGCTCCACTCGACGTCGGCGCGCGACCGGATATGCACAAAGTCAGGATCTTCAAGAAGCTTCGGCTTCTTGCCTTTCGGTGTGTCCGCCCACTCGATGAGGCCCGTGTCGAACGCGATCTGCAGAACGTCCGGATTCCCGCCCGCGTACGTGTACACGACACCCATCTCAATGATGCTGTCGGTCAGGTGCGCGGCCGAGTAAGCGGCGCACCGCATGATGAACCCGAACAGCTCGTTCACCGTGCGCCCGTCAGCCTTCGGATGCGACGCCGCCTCCATCAACCGGGGATACATGTCCGCGTCATCCCCCATCTTCACCCACGCCATTAGCCCACCCCCTTCTCAGTCGTTTGTCGGCCTTGCTCATCCCAACCGTCCTCCGGGAACAGATCCCGAGGCCGGAAACCCGGAAAATTCCTCGTCATCCAAGCGCGCTCCGTGGCGCACTGGGTGAGCGCCTGAGCGCGCAGATAGCAGGTGTGGCACTGTGCACGCCCCGGCAGGATCGCCACCCCGCACGAGGGGCAGCGCCGCGGCTCCGGATCCGGCACCGAGGGATCGACGCCCCACCCCGGCCGCACCGGACATCGCCCCGAGGGGTGCGCACTTGTCATGAGTCGAGCTCGCGTATCTCGAACACGATCCGGTGGCATCCCCGGGACAGCATCGGATCCGGGGGCATGTGCACGTGATGGGGCCCCACGACGTGTGTGTGGTCGTCGTCGGGGAACACACCGGCGTCGACGAGGCCGTCGAGCAGGGGCTTCGTGGTGGCGGAAGCGTTGGCGGGATCCGACCTGCGCGCCACGCTGGCCTGGACCCCCGCGACCACCAGAGCACGCCCATCCGCCGGGACGAGACGCTTGGCGCGGGCCAGCCAGAACGCCCTGACCCGCAGCGCCTTCACACGGCGCGCCCTCTCCCGCCAGTTGAACCTCGAGTTCGCCGAAATCCACTCGTTCTCAGGCACGACGACCTCCAACACCTGCTGGTAGATCTCGCCCGATTTCAGGGGCCGCATGATCTGTACCATCACAGGCCCCCAATCCCCAGATCCAGGACCGGGGTTACAGGCCGGTCGAGGCGGGAGGCGATCAGAGGGAGGTAAGACTCCTCCCTCTCAACGCCGACGGCGCGCATCCCCTCGGCGACGGCGGCCTCCAGGGTCGTCCCCGACCCCGCGAATGGATCAAGTACCATGCCCCCGTAGGGGGTTACGAGACGCACCAGCCACCGCATGAGCGCCACCGGCTTCACGGTGGGGTGCGAAACCCCACCCACCGACGGCCGCTCATCTGCCGAGGCCTTCACCTCGTAGCGGAACACTGGGAAGAACCTGCTGGGCCCACCCTGGTCGTCGTACTCGGCGCCGGTGGCGCGCATACCCCAGCCCGCCCCCGACGTGGCGGCAGAGCGTGGCTTGCCCCGGCGGCTCACCGACTCGGGCGCCTCGGCGTCCAGGGCATGGGCCGCCTCCTCATCAAGGACGACGTTAGAGGGCCAGCGCCCGTCCTTTGTCCGACCCACGTATGCCTCGCCGCCCTCCTCGGGGCGCCAGTTTCCGCCCGTCCTGTTCAACTCTGCACCAGACTTGAGGCGCCGGACCGTGTAGTCACGGCCCTCAGACCCCGCACTGTGGATCCTGCACGCGTCGATGTTGATGCCCCCCACCCCGTGGGCGAGAACATTGTCAGCGACCGTCCCATCCAGGGGACGCCTGGCGACCACGCACGGCTCGAAGCTCGGTTTCAGGGCAGTACCCCACCCCTCCCACGCGGCTGAGGATGCCGGCTCGCCGTGCGCGAGTCGCGCGTCGACCGTGCGCGCCACGTTGACGCTCTTGGGGAACCCACTCCCATAGATCCATGCGATTGAGTCCCTGACCTCGAATCCTGCGTCCTCAACGGCGCAGGCGAGGCGGTGCCACGTTCGGGCCCCGCCGAACGCCAACATGAACCCTCCGGGCTTGAGAACGCGCAGCGCCTCGCATGCCCACTCGCCGCACCACTGCTGGAACGCCCACGCGTCCCGCAGGGAACGGCTGTACCGTCCGGCCTCCACCGAGGCGCTCCGGTAGCCGCCGTGCGGGCCGCGAGCGCCGTCGGGAGCTCCCTTGCTGCTGTCGAGGCCCTGCTGGGTGCGGCGCGCAATGTCCGCGCCATCCCAGGTCTGACCCATGAACCGGATCCCGTACGGAGGATCCGTAACGATCGAATCCACAGACCCACTGGGCAGGCTGCGCAGGACCTCGATGCAGTCCCCGTGGTGCACGGTGACCGCATCGTCCTCATAGCAAACACTCATGACTGCCTTCCTTCTGATTCGTGCTGCTCGACGAGGTCGAGCAAGTACTTCATGTCCTCGGCGGCCCGCGCAATGAACGCATCGCGTGCAGCATCCGCGGCCCCCTGGGTGGCGCCGGAGCGCGAGTGCCCCGCGAACGCCACCTCCAGCAGGCGTCCCCTGATCTCCTCCAGGCGCTCCGCGCGACCCACGTCGCGGACGCTCACAGCGGCAGCCCCCACCGGGCGTGCAGGTGCCTGCCCAGCAGGCCCCCAACCACAGAGGCAGCCTGCTGGGGCACAACCCCGTTGCCGAGCAGGCGCAACTGCTGGCGGCGTGATAGCCCCAGCGCCGGACTGGTCACCCACCCGTCCTCCAATCCCATCAGCCACTCGACGAACTCCACACTCAAGCGCGGACGCCCGCTGCGGGGCGATGACTCAGTCGGGGCCGGGGCCGGCCTTGTGACGGCCTCCCACACGTGCACCGCCTTCGTGTACGGCCCGAAAACCCGGCCCGCATCAGCGCCGTCGATGGCGCGGACGGCCTCGCCCAGGGACGCGCCGTAGCCTCCACCCGACGAGTAGGGGATGTCCTGGGTCGTCGGCGTCGGCATCAGGTGCCCATGTGCGCGACCTGGTCCGCCAGCGAGACTGTGTGCCCTCCCGCACGACGCTTCTCCGGGTGCTGAGCGCCCCCACACGACGCCAGGGATGCCGAGGGCGTCGCGAAGAGCGCTTGCCCTGGCCGCGACGGCACTGAGCCACGCTGTGCTGGCAGTTCGGCGGACACCGAGGACGAAAAGCCTGCGACGCCGGTGGGGGGCTCCCACACTGGCAGCGGATACAACACTCCACTGACAGTCATACCCGAGGCCGGAAAGGTCTCCGACCACACGTCCCGCAGCTCGCAGGACAGTGCCTCCATCGCGGGGCGCCACACCCGTGTCTCCTCGTCCCACACCGCGATCGGCTCCACTGGTCAGTGCCCCCTCGACGTTTTCCCACACCACCAGTGCGGGGTCCTGTTCCTCTACTGCGCGGGCCATGTACGCCCACAGGCCCGACCGAGAGTCGGGCGTCATGCCCGCGCGGCGGCCCGCGTGGGACAGGTCCTGGCAGGGGGTGCCCCCCGCGATGATGTCTACCCGCTCCACGGCGGCGAAATCCGAGCTGCGTATGTCCCCGAGGTTGGGGGCGCCGGAGAACCGGGCGGCGAGGACGCAGGCGGATGCCTCGTCAGTGTCTGCCACCCACGCGGTGCTCACCGGCCCCAGGGCCGACGCGAGGCCCAGTTCCAGTCCCCCGTACCCCGAGCACACGGACCCCACTTTCAGGGCGGCGCCTGGCTCGCATGGGCCCGGGGTGGCTGCGATGTCCGCCAGAAAATCTCCGTGGCAGTGTGTCCCCTCGGGGCACCAGCACATGAGGGTGCGCCCGCGCAAGCGCTGACGCGCCAGGGCTGCCAGAGCGCGGCCGTCGGCGGTGAACGTCAGCCACTCGCAGTACCGGGCCGTTGCCTCGGCTCGGTCGCGCACGGCCAGCGGCGAGGAGCCCGCGCGATCGGGGTCCACCCGCCACGGGTTCCCCCACACGCTCCCGCGCCCCACGTACACGGCGTCCTCGGGGGCGCGCCACCCCCTGGAGCGGCGCCGCTGAATCCGGCTGGGCACGTCAGTCCTCCCCGTCGTCGGCGTCCATGTGGTCCCGGGACCCCGGGACCTCGTCACCAGGCACGTGGGGCTCCAGGTCAGGGACGACGATCTCCCCAGTGGCTGGGTCGACCCGGTACCCCTCCCCGAAAGCTTCCTCCAACTTCACCTGCAGATCGAAGGGCAGCATCTGGCGTCCCTCGCGGGCCTCGATGGCCCGTACGTACAGCTTTTCGACGGCGGAAACATCCTCGGAGGCGACGGGCTCCAAGCGGATCACCCGCATCGTCGCCTCCTCCGCCGCGGTCTCGGTGTCAACCGTGATCTTCGAGCAGTCAAGAATGGCGATCGCCAAGCGCCGCCTGCGCGGCGCCCGCAGCGCCAGCCTCGCCAGGCTGGCCAGCCCATCCCCCTGGCCCTTCGTCAGGCCACTCACCAACTTCGTCATCGCTGTTCCTCCGCCTCGCGCCTACGACGCTCCTCCTGCTTCTGCAGGAGGCGGCGATGCACCTCTCGGAACTCGCGCGTGTTCGTGCGCCAGTCCTGCCACAGGCAGACCGTCGCCAATCCGAGCGTGCCGATCACAAAGATCGCTGCCATTACCATGTCCATGTCTGTCATTTCTCCGATTCCTCCTCGGGCTGGCCCACCGCGAAGATCGTCGTCCCACAGTTCGGGCACTCGAACGTCGGTGACGCCGGCGACTCCGGCGGCCCCCAATCCGGTTTCTCCGCGACGTCCGCGCGCACCTCGACGACGCGACGCACGTACATCACTGACGGGCACGGGGCCGACATCAGCAGCAGCCCCTGACGATCCGCCTCCTCCACGAACGCCGCGTTCGCGGCGGCGATCAGGTGCGGCATCGGGAAATTCGAGTCCTCGATCGGGAACTCGACCACCATCTCGACAGTCCTCATCTCCGCGCCTCCTTCCACGCGACGTAGAGGAGACGCTCGGCGAGGAGGGTCGGCCCCGCGATCGCAGCGGCCGCCGGCACCCAGTCGTCAATCAGCGCGCCGAGGACCCACGCGGTCCCCAGCAGCACCAGCGCCACCAACACCCGGGCGACGTTCAACGAGCTCACTTCTCCTCCTCCTCCTTCGCCTGCAATGCCGCCCACGCGCGAGAACGCGCGAGCGCGATCCGCTTCTGCGCCGCCGTCTGACGCCGACGACTTCGCATCACCTGATCCAGGCGCCGCAGCGCTTCCAGCACGGGGGCACTGAGTGCCACCGTCTCGCGTGTGTTAAACTCAGTCATGACTGACAGTCCTTTCTTGGGACTCGCCCCGGCCGACCACCATCGGCCGGGGCACTTTTCATTTGGATGACCGTGGGGCCGGGCGGAGACTCGCAACCCACCAACACTCAAACTCGGCCCCACGGGGCTTAATCGCGCGCCGATCCATCCTCGCGGCGACGCAGAAACTTGTACTTCGACACCTGAACGGTGTGGCCTGCCGGGGTATGAGCACTGGCCCCCGGCAGGCCACGGCTTCCCTCAGCGCCGCTGGAGTGAGCGGAGGAAGACGCTGAGGAAGACGAACCATCCGCACCACGGGCGGTCCCCTGAGAGGCATACAGGTCCTTGATCGCGCGCGCGTTCAGGCGCTGCAGCTTCGCCAGCATCGCAACCTGAATCTGCAGTATGTCGTCCTGCGCGCGCGCAAGAAGCCCCTCATCGAACCAGTGCCTAATGTGAGGCGACCCGAGGACGAGCGCTGCCTTTTGCAGCGCAGACGCTGCTTCGAGGAGACGACTCTCCGCGTATACCTCATGGTCATGGTCCACAGGCAAAACCTTGCAGGGCTGCACCTGCTCACGGATGTTCGACTGATGAGTGTTCGCGACGTCGGCCGACGAGGCCACGCGGGCAGCTTCGCCACCCACCGCCGAGCGTTCGTCAGCTTTGACCGCGTCGAGGAACATCTCAGTTTCACGCAGGTCCGCGCACGCCTTGATGACAGCCTGACGGGCCTCCTCGACATCCTTGCGCGCCGCCGCTTCTCTGCGCATCACGCTGCGTCACCCCCGACCATTTCCTCCTCCACAGCAGGGCGGACGCAGATGCCCATGCGGGTCCGTACCATGCGATCAGCGCCCGTTTGAGGGCGTCTAAGTTCGCATGAAAGGAGGTGACAGGCATGGCGAAAAGCTCGAAGAGCGGAGGCGGTAGGTCCTCCAAGGGCACTTACCGAAGCGCCGTGACCGGACGTTACGTCACGGCCACTTACGGCAAGGGCCACCCGAACACGACCGTCAAGGAATCCGGCAAGTGATCCGCTGATCGTGTTCTCCCGGTGGGCGGGTGCCCCGGCACACGGGCGCCCGCCCACCAAGTTTTCATTCGTCCTCATTAGAGGCCTCCATGTTCTGACGCATCCATGCGTCCAAATCTGCGATCGAGTACCGGACCAACTGCCCGCGCTTCGCGTACCGAGGACCGTCCCCGGCCCGGCGCAGCGCGTACAACGTGGACTCGGATATCTGCAAGTAGTCCGCGGCCCCCTTCGGGGTTACCCACCCTGGGGTCAC